CACTAGGAAGTTCTACTGAGCCTCTTGGACTTTGAGTCAGAGACTTGTCTATTTTGTCTGCCATTTTTTATTTTCTCCAGTTTCACTGTTCTAACAGTATTATAATTAATATTCAACCCCTGAGGCGTGGGTCCGGATTCAGGCGGCAGGAGCCATGTCTTAGGGTATTTACTCATTGTACGTATATTTCTTCATATCTTCTAAATCAATCTCATCAATAAATTCTTCTACATCTTTAAGCTTGCCTTCTGCATCAGGTCTAGCTGTTGCTTCATTATAAGTATAGCCACCACTTTCAGGGTCATAATCTAATTCCATTTCCATATCTTTTTCTAACATATCACCTTGTTGATTTCTTTTTGTAACTGTTGTTTTATTACCTTGTTTAGTAACAACATAATTATCTAATTGATAAGTTTCAGCTATTTCATCAGTTCTTCTACCTGAAATACTTTTTTTCCCTAAAGTTATAACTTTAGTTATAAGGTCAGTTATAAAATCAGGCATACCATCTGCACCTCTTCTAATTACTTCAACTGCTTTTTCAGCAACCGGTGCAGCAGCTTTAAAATATTTTCCAACAAAAGGAAGTGACATAAGACCTGCACCTATTTTTATAAATTTTCTTTTTGATGGATCATCTGGTCCGTCTGCAAAACCTATACGTCCGCCATCAGCAAAAGATCCTTTAAGAATAAGTTGTATGTTTTCAAAATCTTTATCTGCTTTAATTTGAAACTTTTTACCTTCAGGATCTCCCATGCCTAATATAAAATTAACCACATCTTTTTTTCCTATGGTATCTTTAAAAAGAGTATTGCCTTCTGGAGTAACAACATCTACTTTAACTTTACCTTTATCTATTTCAGCACCACCAAAAAATTTACTTCCTTCAAGTAAACCAGTAATTCCATAATTTAAATCTCTTTCAGAAACTTTTATGCCAGGGCCAACCTCTTGTTCACTTTGTATACCACTAGCTCTTGGATATAATTTTAAACTTGGTGTACCTTCTGCATAACCTGCACGTCCCCCTGTTGATAAAAACTGTTCAGGTATTTGTTGTGGTTGAAATCTTTTACCTAACATTAAATCTGTTAGTCCTTGCATACTAATAGCTCTTGCATTAGATAATATTTTTTCTTCGGAAGCTCTTTCCATATCTACTACTTTTTTTGCTTTTTCATATTTTTGTTCAGCTTCTTGTCTAGACATGTCTGATTTTATATTGGGTGTATCAAAGTCTGTATCTAAACCAGAAAAGTCTTGTGCAATCTGTTCTCTCATGTCTTGTTGTTTAATAACTGATCTTGCTTCTCTTCCTTCAGGTGATAAATCAAGTACGTCTTTAGTAGAACCAATTATATTAGTTCCAATCAAACCATACTCTAAAGCTTCTGCAACTGATTTACCTTGTTTTAATTTTTCAAATGTATCATCTACTGCAATGTAAGTACCAAGAGGTCCCAATGCTTTTAGACCTAATGTAAAAATTCTTTTCTTTGCAATATCATCAGGAATGTTTTTTATTCCTTCTGCTATTTGTTCTAGACCTGGAATTATTACTGCTTTAAATTTTGGAGCATCCATAACTTGTTGAACTATATCTTTAGTTGTTTTATCTCGAAGTGGTGTCCCTATTTTTTTACCACTAATAGATTTTTTATAGTCTGCACCAATACGTTCTATATCAAACACTTGATTACCTTTAGCATCAAACTCATCAAGAACTGGAGTAAGTTTATTAAAACCAATTAATCCTTTATATTTTTTTGGTAATTTAGTTTCAGATTTTTTAACAATCTCAGCTAATTCTTTATTTATTTCATTCATTCTTTTTAATGAACCATCTTTAGAAAAGTCTAATGCATAAGCTTCATTTACTAATTTGTTCATTGGTTTATCAAATTGAGCTAACTCTGCATTCATTTTACTACTAATGATTGCTATATCACTATCTGTTACATCTACTTTTCCTGCAAGAGGAAGCATGTGATGAGCTGCATATCCTTTTGGTGCACCAAACTTAATTGTTCTACCTTGTAAATTTTTTTCAAACTGTCTTCTTACATCTCTTGATATATAATCTTTTTCAGGATCTCTTACTCTTATTTGTTTAGGATTTTTTTCAAAATAATCTGCAACAAAATTTTCAGCTTCTTTTAATGTATTCGCACCTTGACCAGGTATGGTAACTTTATCTGGTCCTATAAAAGGTTTATATTTAGTTACTGTTTTTCCGGTTGGTTTAAAAGTATCAGGTGAATTTTTTCTTCCTAAAACTTCTTCATATTCAATTTTATTAATATTTTCTTTTATTTTTCCTGAACTTTTTTTAACTAAAAATTTATCATCAGGTATTATTTCTTTTGGTTTGCTTGGTTTTATGTATTGAATACTTTCAGCTTCTTTAAGAGCTTTGTTTAATTCTCCTTTTGTTTTACCATAAACCATTTTAGTTGTAGATTCACTTCCTCTTAATTGTGATCCAGGTAATTGTATTTTAAATTTTGCATCTGTAGGAATAGGATTTCCTCTGTTTGCTGCTTGAATTCTATCTACTTCTGTTACCGGTCTTATAACTTTATAAATTTTTCTGGGTGTTCCTTCAGAAAAATTATCTCTATCAGATACTTCAATCTGTTCTGTAACCTTTTCACCTAACTCACCAAAGTAAGGCATTAACATTTCTGTGTGTTGTTCTTGTGTAATCTCTCCATCTTTGAGAGCTTCATCCATATACATTTTTAAAATAGAAACTTTACTTCGAGGCATTAAATTGCCTTTTGCTTTTTTCAGTGTTTGCATTTTATTAATGAGAGTTGGTTGAGGAGTTCCATCCTGAAAACCAGGACGTCTCATGTAAGACATCATTTGATTATAATCGTTGAGTTTCAAATTAAACTCCTAATATGTGAGGCAGCCCACCTGAAGCATTTTTTTTTCTTCTTGTGACTTTATCAAACTCACCTTGAAATTCTAAAGTATCACCTTTTTCCATTAACAATTTATCATAAGAGTCAGGATCAATTCTTCTATTTTCTAACATCTTAATAACTCTACCTTGAAGATCAGGTTCCATTTCAATCATTTGATCAATCATATCTTCATCTAATTCAGGAAAATTTTGTTTAAGTTTTTCTCTACTTAATTTAAAACCTTTAGGTACTTCAGGTACATCTAAAATTTCTCTTGGTTTAGTTCTAGATTCAAATTCTGATATTAATTGTTGTGTAGTTTTTTCTGGTTGATCTATTTCATCAGCAGTTTTCATGGCGCCTTTACCAAATTTTTTATTAATCATATCTACTAATTTCATAATTCCTTTAGGTGTTCCTGTAGCAAAACCCATTCTACCACCATCAGCTTTTTTAGGTCTGACCACTTCATCAAAAGTTCTTTCATAAAAATCTACAGTGTCACTTATATCGACACCTTCATCCATGGCATTACTTTTAATTTTTGCCATAGTAATTCCAAAGTCATCAGACTTTGTTCCTGAATACATAATTTTCATTACTAAATCATCATTATCTAATTGATCTACTAAATCATCAAACATATTAGATCTAACCACAGCACCCATATCAACAGTATCAAATATACCTTGACTTGCATCTTCAACTAAGTCAGCTACAAAAAGTTTTTGTTTTGTAGTTTTAGCACCTAGATTACTAATTATACCTTTAGCCTTATTTAATTTTCTTGCATTCTCATCCATTGTAAATGCTGACATTTGTTCATCAGTTACAAATGGTCTATCTAAATCTGGTTTTATTTTTTTAGTTATATTACCACCTGGTCCTGGTATTGGATTTGCATCTAAAAATGCTTCCATGCCTCCAGCTTCATCTACATCTTTAAAAAATTGTGTTTCATCTGCTTTGTCAATTGGTTTGGTTCTTGAGGCCTGAGTCATGATACCAGTATCAAGAGTGGATATGTTTTCACCTTGAGATGTAATTTTAGTTTTAGCCTCTTCCATAATCATCTCTTCTTCGATTGGATTAGGATCTCTTTTAGTTTGTTTTTTGAAACCTTTTTTAAGAGCGTTAAAAGCTGCAGTTATTGTTTTATATGGTCCCATAATTAATAATACGTCCTCTGTTGTGGAGGCATTTTATCCTCCTCATAATCTTCAGGGTGCTTGATCAAACCCCCTTGTCTAAATCTCATTACAGCTTGCGTCATGGAATCCACTAGATCATCATGGTCTCCGTAAGGAAAAGCTGCACATTCCTCAATGACTTCTTGTGCGAAGTCCATATCTTTGGGCGCCCATATCAGTCCCGACTCAAAGAGCGGAGATACTGCGTTTACCCTCGTGTGTTTATCATTACCACGCGATGGTGAGAAATTTATAACAGGAATACCCATTTTGCGCAACTCATAAGTTAGAGGCAGACCACTGGCTTTAGATTCAATGATTACAGTTTCAGGGTTCCAGTAACCATATTGTTCAAGAGCAATACGCCGGAGTTCAGGAAATTCATACCGACCCTTTAATGAATCTAATAATATTAAACTTGGTGGAGCATCTTCATTTTCTGTAAACACACCCCACGTTGTTATTGCACTATAGTCAGCTGTCTCCTTTTTCATAAATGCAGTGTCATAAGATTGTATAATATGTTGTAATGGTGGCATATCTTCTTCTTGCCAATCTCTCCACCACTCACGTTTTATTAAAGCTCCTTCTTCTGAAGTTGGGTTTTGCATATACTGTGCATTCCATTTACTCAGAGGAATACTAGCTTTAACAGATTCTAAATCTTTTAAATTCCAATACTCCGGCCAGACAGGTTTACCTGAGGGTAAGATAGCAGGGAACTCTACAATTTCCCACTGATCAGATTTAATTCCTTTTTGAGCATTTAATAATCTACCTGTTAAATCTTTTTCATTCCATCTTGTCATGATAACAACAATTGATCCACCAGGTTGAAGACGTTGTCTAGGTCCTGATGTGTACCATTCATAAGTTCTATCTAAAGCTTGATTGTTCATAGCATCTTGTTCAGTATGTGGGTCATCAATAATTAATAGATCAGCTCCCCGTCCGGTAATAGCAGAGCCAACACCAGCAGCATAGTATTCACCACCTTGTTCGGTTTCCCATTTACCTGCAGCTTGAGAATCAGGATTAAGTCTAGTTTTAAAAACTGATTTATATTCTGGTGAATCCATTAAAGCTTTTGCTTTACGACCAAATCTTACAGATAATTCAGTTGTGTTAGTAGATTGAATAATTTTTAATTTAGGATTTCTACCTACCATCCACGCAGGTAAAAGATAAGAACCAAATTCAGACTTGGTATGTCTTGGTGGCATATTAATAATTAATCTTTTAATTTTACCTTGGGCTAGTTTATCAAACTTATCTGCAATTTTTTTATGATGTTTACCTTCTATAAAATCAGGCCAGACATGTTTTACAAAATCCATAAAATTATTTTGTATTCCAGTGGTCTTTTTCTTTTCACCATACTGCGCAGCTAATAAAGCAAATTGTCTTCTGACATCAGCAGGTAATTTATCAAAATTCTTTAGTTTATCTTTATCTATCATAGCAAAAAATTTTTCCGCAAAATTTTTGCAGAATTTTTTTGGAAACTCAAAAAGTATTTTACAGGTTTAAATGTATGAATCAAGCCATAAAGGGGATAGTCTGGGACCCCTTTTCTGCAAATAAAAAAACAATTAATTAAATAATTTAAAATTTAGGATGGACCCTGGTACCTCTATCAATTAAGAAGTACCAGGAAAGAGAGGGGTTTAATCTAGTAATGTCATGTATGCTTTAGCATTCATTCTACTAAACATAGATAAACCTTGTTGTACTAAAGTATAGTTCTCTAGTTTTTCATCTAGTTTAATCTGATCGTATAACTTAGCCTCTTCTTCAGTTAGCATCTCAGATTGACCAGAATATGGGTTAGTTCTTTTTGTATTTCTTTCTGTCATATCTAGGACCATATAGGATAAGTCAAGCATTGTCAATCCTTTGGATTGAAGTTCTTGTATAAGGATTGCCTAAGTAATCTTCGCTTGTATTGCTTACCTTGGCATATCCACCACTCTCTCGTCTTTGTCTAATAAACTCAATCGCTCTACCTTGCTCAATACTATCCATATGTACATTTAACCAATCGTGCTCACAACTTTGACTACAAAAGTATTTACCTCTTGTATTATCATAATAGTCGCCTCTATAGTTTTCGTTCATATTTACAGATGCATACCTACCTCTAATCACACCTCTAGATTTTAAAAACCTATCTTGTGTAACTCGTTCATGACAGGTTGGTCCTTGGCAAAAATGTTTATTCGGCATCTGGAATACCCCCAAACATTGACATAACACCAGCAAATAAAATTAATAGCCCCAATATTCTATGTTCGCCAGAGTGTATAAAAGTTATAAAACCTAA